GACAGTATCAAGACCGGCCTTGGTCTCCTCGCCAGAGTTCCGTCGCCACGCACGAATCTGATGCTGCGTCAGATTCGGGGAGAACCGGATGAGCATGTTCGGACGCTCAGGCACCTCAAGGTACACATCCTGACGCTTGACCTTACGGGTCAGCTCAGCCCGCAGAGCATCTAGAACCTTCGGAGTTTCCCCTGCATCCGGTAGGTCATTTGCCGCAGGAGACGGCTTACGAGCCGGAGTCGGAGACGTGATGATGTCGTTGTTCTCAGCCATGCCGGAAACAGTAGCACCCGCCATAAGGCGGGCGCTACCACAACACCAAGTTCTTTTTGGAGGACTAGGCGGTCAGGCCACCCGCACGGGAGGTCGCCACCGCAGCCACCGCAAAGGTCAGCGAGAACGTCGCCGGACCACCAGCAGACGAGTCACCCTCAGGGTCCGTGATGTTGACAAGAAGGACGTTCTGGTACTGACGGGTGTACCCAATCTTGTTGCCATCAGCATCAATGGTGTAGATGTTGACATCAAAGCGGGCACGACCGACGCGAGGCCGGTAGTAGTCCAGAAGTTCCCCATCCGAGTCCGGGTCATAGTGGCGGGTGACAGTGATGTCGCCCACCTCAATCGGAGCCGGCAGAACCTCAGGGAACGTCGAGCCACCGTCGTAGACCTTCTCAACCGACGACTGGATTTCGCCACCGTTGACCTGCGCAAAGTACTTGCGCGACTCGGTGCTCCAGTCGCGGCCCGACCGGATGCCAGCGGCATCAGTGTGAGCCAGAACCTCAGCGACAACCTGCCGCTGCGAGAGCTTTGCCATTCTGGATTACTCCTTAGGTCAGACCGCGGTGGTCAGGCCGGACTTGGTGATGATGAGGTTGACGGTTTCGCCAACGCTGGACACTCGGAGACCCACCTTCGCAGTGATGGTGCCCTCCGCAAGCTGCTGCTGCGGGTTCAGCGCATCCGACACCTCAACCGTGTACCCACGGTCAATGACGTTGTTGCGGGAATCCCGACCCTCGTAGATGCCACCGGCACGCCGGAGCGGCTCAAGAAGGTTGACAAGCGCAGACGAGATGGAACCGAACAGGGTGTTGCGGCTGTCAATGACGCCGAACACGAACGGCTCCAGACGGGAGCTGGCCTGAACGACCACATAGTTGATGACATCACGGAAGGTGATGTACCGCCAGTTGGTCTCGTCAGCCGAGATGGACCGCGCACCGTAGACACGCACGGCACCGTCAATGACCCGCAGAGCGTTGATGCGCGAGTCGTTGGCCTCAGTGCCGACCACCGAGTTCACGGGGAACACGAGGCCCGTAGCGAACTTCGCTGCCGAGATGAGGCCCGCACCCGGACGCCACGGACCAACCTGAAGGTGGGCTCGAGCGCGTGCCGCAGCGGCGAACGACTCCGGCGAGATGATGCGGCTACCACCCGTCCCATTCGGGATGGTGACGTGCGGCCAGTACGCAGCAACGGCCGACGCGTTGTTGGTCTCCACGTCGGTGTCGCCGTAGTAGGAGCCGTCAAGACGGGAACCTTCACCAAGGCGCAGGAACGTTTGGGCAGCCGTCAGGCTGGTCGCTGCCGAATGGCCGCTGTTGTATTCAAACGACACGAAGGCAATGCGGTTGTTGTCAACAGCATGCGTCTGAAGGCCGTCCCAGATGATTTCGGTAGCCCGAGAGATGTCGTCCGTGCCAGGAATGCAGACGACACCGTCTCCAAGTTCGGGCACGAACATGTCCAGAGCGTCAACGAGGTCTTGGTCCCCAATGTACGCGTTGCCGAGGTTGCCGCCACTGAACGTCTTGCCAGCCGCAACAGTTGCCACAAGAGCGACGCCGTCCACTGCGGCGGCAGTGACATAGTTGCCAGCGCCGCTCTCAAGAGCATCCGCAATCGCAGCGTTAGTCGTGAGGTCACCAGAGCGATACACCTCTTGCGACTTGTACGTCACAATCGCACGACGCGAGCCGTTAATAACACCGTCAATGATGGCCACATTGAGCTCAGTGTCGGCCCACGAACCGGCACCGACGGCACCCACGGTCAGGCCAACGGACCCAGTGTTGTTAGCTCCCGTGTAGAAGCTCAGGTTGGCAGGCGACGTGGCACCCGACGCGCCGGTGCTGGTCACTCGAATGACGTAAGCGCGAGTACCGCCCTCCTCAAAGAAGCACTGAATGTGCTGGTGAAGAGTAGAGGTGGCCTCGTAACCGCCGAAGACTTCCTCAAACTGTCCAACCGACTCAATCAGTCGGTAGTCATCCGTCGGGCCGCGCTCAGCGCTACCGACGATGAACATGGAACTCGAGGGAGCGTCAGCCGTTCCGGTGGAACCAACCCGAACGCCGGTTGTGACGACCAGACCGGGCATCAGCCCTCCTTGCATTCTCTGAAGATGGTCTTGTCTGGAATGGTATTCAACGCGTGGCTAAGTTCTGATGAAAGAGTCACACGTTGCCGACTCTGACGGTATCACGTTAGGGGGTCGCTCTAGCGAAAGCCCTAGTCAGTAATTGTCACCGTGACCACATCAGTAACCAAATCGTCCTCAATATCGGCTTGCCTATTGCCAGTGGCATCCACCGAAAGGTTGATTTCGTCAAGGTTGGCAATGTCGGCCCGTGCAAGGGTTTCGTCTAGGGTGACCGTGTATGCAAGGTAGGCGCCAGCCACGGCGCGCTCGCCTTTGACGTAGGTAATGTCGGAGTATTCCTCGCGTAGGGAAGTTTCGTCTAGAGCGAGCGCATGACCAGAGTGCGACGTTCCCTTGACAAAACACGGACGGTCAAGCAGGGCAGCACGAACAACCGTCGTCAAACGGTCACGACTTTCAGTGACCCCATCTGGGCGGTCATGCTTAGTCCAAACATAAGTCCGCATACTGTAAGAAACCCGATAAACAGGGTTTAGCCCATTCGCATAGTCAATGCGCTCAAAGCCCTGCGTCGACAACTGCACCGTCAAGACCGTGGGCCAATGGTCAAGAGCAGCCGGCTCAAACGGCAGGTAGTACTCAGGAATGGGCAGCCGCTCATCGTCAATTGACCACGTTTCCCGGTAGTCAAGAATACGACGCGGCAAATCCCACTCAAGATACGAAGAAATCAGCGTCTTGACGGTCCACGGACCCTCTTGCGTGGGGTACGTCATTACAAGCCCGGAACCAGACCAAGAGCATCATCCTCAGGAAGGAGATGCGCTGCGATTCGCTTGGCGCTGAATGCCCCAAAGCCAGCCGGTTCAAATACGAGCTCGCGCTTTGCCATTTCGGACGTGCCGTATTGGTGAAAACGAGCGTACTTGACATCGGTGCCAAATGTTGCCGTCTTAGCAGAGATGTCGTTAGGCGTCCCCATAAGCGTCGTCAGCGAGTCCATGAGGCTGTTGGTCTTCCCATGCATGGTGGCAGGCGGAAGCCCTTCTCGGGCCTTCCAGGCGGCCGTAGAGGGCCGCAGAGGAGCCCAGCCGCCTACACCGCCACCGCCAGGGGGCATGAAGTTCTGAGCGTAAGCCGTCCGCAGGAACTCGCGCATGGCCTCAAAGGCCACCCGATAATCGGTTGCCCTGACGGCAATGCGTTCGGCTAGGTGCTTAGGCTCTGAGGCGTCAACCGAAATGGAAATCATGATTAGCCCGCTGGCTGCTTACGCTTCCACTTCTTCAGCACGGCGATTTCTTCTTGCGTGAAGCCGGTGGCTCGGTCGGGAGACTGCTGCGTCTGAATCTCACGGAGGCCCACCACGTCGTCGGTCTGGTTGAGCATCTCTCGAGATGCGGCGCGCAGGATGGCAAGTTTGAGGTAGGCGATGGAGTCGCCGTCAAGGCCGCCCGTATACGTCACCTCCACCACATCATTGGCAGCGACACGGTACAAATCCACGCCCCATTTGCGAACCGTGTAGTCAACACCAGCCGTCAACGGATACCACTGCGACGTGGGGGTAATGGCGGGAGCAGGCTTGAACCGCACCTGATCGACAACGACAATCGGGCTGTTCAGGACCGCCAGCGGGTACGGCGGCACCGTGAACGGCAGGAAATCATCCGTCAGGGCCGAGTAGTAGTTACGCCCCATCAGATAGTCCTCAGGAACCGTATGCGTCTCTACAAACGCACCTGGCTCCACCGGACGACGAAGAATCGTTTCCAGTTCAGACTGGACTCCCGCAAGGATGAGCTCAGCCGCGAGCTCCTGCCGGCTTGAATACCGACTGATGTCCATGTAGGTCGCCAGCTCTGTCGTAGTGACGAGCATGAGGGAGACCTCGTTTAGCCGTTACGGGCGGCGCGCCGCTCACGACGATTGCGGATAGCACGAGCACCACGACGGAGTTGCCGCGCAAGAAAGCGCCGTAGCCAGCCCGCGCGCCGCTGCCCCGGTTCTTCGTCTGGAGTAACATCAGGCTGAGGCACTGCTTCTCCTAAGTCCTTACACAAATGCTCTAGCGAGATTACCACTAGAGATTGCGGACCCAAGATACAGGTCAGCGATCACCATTCGGGGGACGCTCAATTTCGGGGTCAAGCGGTGCTTTCTTCACCTTGCGCCCATCAATAACCTCAGCAACGGGCGGCGCCTCAATCGGCACCCAAGCCGCAGAGTACTCATGCTCCTTGGCCTTGTTAGCCAGCAGCAGATGCGGCGCCCGCAGCATGTCAAACTCGTCGTTGGTCATCCCGAGAGCCAGACGCAGGGTGTTCCGGTCGTACTTGCCAGAACCAAGAGCATGTGCCACTAGCCCAGCCAAGGGGCGCGCCGTAACCTGCCCACGCGCTCGGTTCAAACGAACATGATGAACCATGGCGTCAACCTCATCGCAGTTGACCCAAAGGACGGGCACCTTCTTCTTGTCTCGCTTAGAGATGTTCTTGTCGTTCTGGGCGCACGCCCAGCGAGCAAACCCATCAATGATGGTCGCATCCTGTTGACGAACGATGATTGGTGACACCCATCCCAAATCAAGCAGCGATTGAGTAAGCAGTTTCATCTCAGGTCGAAACGTATAGGTCGTTCGCCACGATGCTGGCCGGATGCCGTCATAGGAAACATGCTCAATGTTGCGGTCACTCATCATCGGTAGTCATCCTGAATATCTAGCGAGTTGGCATCTGCTTCTTGCTGTTCTAGCACCGCTTGCGCAGCTAGGCGCCGAGTATGCGCTCGAGTCTTGGGACCGACCGGACTTGCAGACGTAACCGCAAACTCGTTGAGGAGCAACTGACGGATGCACCACTCAATCGGATACGAGTACTCGTCGGTAGCCCACTTCTTCCGGTACTCAGACGCGAACGTCAATGCGCGCCGCTTGAGACCTGGCGTCAGCATGTTGTCCTCAATGCACCGACGGACCCCATCCCAATCGGTCGCATAGGAGTCAATAAGGGCATCTACATTGACGGATGACCAGAGGTGTCGTTGTGCGTCAATGTGAGGGAAGCAGCGAACGAGTTGGTCGTAGAACTCTGGTTCTGTTGCGAGTACGTCTCCGATGCGGCGGATTGCTACGGAGTGGAGGGGAATGCCGACGCGACTGTTTGACCCGGAGATTGCGGCGGCGTCGTAGTACTCGCAGTAGGGCGCGTTGTGTTCTTCAATGAGGTATTTCATTACGTCGCCGCTAGTCCAGTCATAAATGATTTTGGCGAACTTGAGCGGGATAGATTTCTTCATGCGGAACGGTGTAACGATGTAGTTTTCATGGAGTTTTTGTACGCATGACCGATACCGAATCATTGATTCGTTAGCGCGCACTCCGGTAATGAACGCGACGCGTCCCTGTTTGCCCTGCATCGTGTAATAGTCAATGGACTCAGGAAGCGACTTGGCCGGGTCTAGCCCGAAGTGTTCTGCACGGATAGCCCAGGGCGGCATCTCACGAACAAGCCGGTTCGCTCGAGCACGGAATGGGGACCAGAGCAGGACGTACTCGCGCCGACCGAGGACCCACACGTTGGAGCCTTGGGGGAGGCAGTACCACTCCATGTCTACCCAGTCGTAGTTGTAGACCTCTTCCACGAAGCGGGCAACGGAGGGCAGGAGCATTTCCTCATCACGGAAGATGGCCTTGACGGGTCCGAGGCCGCGCTCTTCGTGGATTTCCTTGGCAAGGTAAAGGGCGGCAGTTGAGTCCTTGCCGCCAGAGAACTGGACGCAGACGGTGTCAAAGGTGTCGTAAACGTGGCGGATGCGCTCACGAGCGGCATCGACGCACGACATATCAAGGAACATGCGTTGGCGGGTCATCGGCCTGCCTCCTTA